TGTCAGAAAGCTTGATCGTGATGGTAAAATGCCAAAACGTGTGTCAAAAGATGGACAGCGCTCTCGATGGAATCGATCAGATATTGAAAAAATGGCTAAATCTAAGAAAACCGGAAGACCGAGAAGCAACTCTTAAAAGTAAGGGTTGCACCAAATATGCACCAAAGCATTATAACTTATTGATTTTATAGTATGTATGGTGGGGATAGAGAGCATATCTTAATTAAAATGAAGCCCTTATTCTGTAAGGGTTTTTCTATTTGTGCTTGATTTATAATAAATTATTGTTGTATTAGAATGTATTGTAATGTGATTTAATACATCATCCAAGCATCTGATTTGCACCAATTCTGCACCACGACATTATGAAGATACCAAAGGCTATTCAGCGCGGTGATAGTTGGCGTATTTGCGTCAATCATCAAAACAAGCGCCACACCTCTACCCATGATACAGAAAAAGAAGCATTAGAGTGGGCAGCTCGTAAAATTATTGAACTTAAGGATGCGGCTAAGGCATCAAAAGGCGAATTGCCTAAACACACCTATCAAGAAGCCATTGAGTATTATCTGAAGAATGTCACGCCAAAAAAGAAAGGTGCACGCTGGGAAACTTTACGTCTTAGAAAGTTGATGCGTGATAATCCACAATTAGTGTCAAAAAACCTTACAGATCTCAAGTCGTTTGATTTTGTGAAATACCGTGATGCTAGAATCAAAGATGTAACCGCTACAACTGTTTCAAGGGAAATGGAATTGCTGAGCGCTGTGCTGCATTGCTGTATCCGCGAACTGGGTTGGTTGCACACCTCCCCCCTGACCACTGTATCAAGACCAAAGCTGCCGCCACCGCGAAATAGACGTGCAGCAGATCATGAGATAGAGGCTATTTTAAATGCCTGCTCTTATGTTGAAGGTGAACCTGTTAAAACTAAAGGTCAGGAAGTGGCATGGGCCATGCTGTTTGCACTTGAGACCGCAATGCGCCTTGGTGAAATCACAGCAATGACTTGGAAGAATGTTCATATTGATAAAATGTATGTGCACCTACCAGACACTAAAAACGGCCTTACTCGGAATATTCCATTGTCTGAACGTGCTGAAGAATTGCTGCGCCACATGCAAGGTGTAAATAGTCCACGTGTTTTGAGTATTGATTCGGATTCCCTATCCTCTCTATTTAGAAGATACCGGGATAAATGTGATATTCAGGATTTGCGATTCCATGACCTGCGACACGAAGCCACTACTCGCATGGCCCAGATAATCCAAAACCCTGCTGATCTAGCCAAGATTACCGGACATACGGATATTAATATTCTGGTGAATACCTACTACAATCCGACTGCTACCGAGGTTGCACAACGATTAAGAAATGGGCTTAGGGGATAACAGTGAAAACATGGACCTACTTTTACATAGAGCACACGATAAGGAATGGAGAGATTTTTAGGAAGGAATCTGGGTGGGGATTAAGGAATTATTTATTAAAGTAAAAAACAAAGCCCTCATTTGAGGGCATTTATCTATTTTATTAAACAAGTGCTCTTAATTTTAATAAGTGCGCTTTCCGATCTGCAAGACCATTGGTGCCGCCATTGATCCGGCGCGTAATGGTCAGCACATCATCTTTATCAGCCAAGGCATTCAAGCCATTATCAGACCAGAACTTACAAGCAACCATTAGGCCGATACTTGGGATAGCCACAATTTCAGGATTGTTTTCAAAGTCGATGCCGAGCTGCTGCCCATACTTGCGATAGTTGGTACGGCCAGTTAATTGAATTGGCCCACGACCTTTATATCGCTTCCCATCTCCTGCTTGCGTATTACCTAAATCCTTTCGGCCTTCATACGCCGCACCAGATGCGATTTCTTCCATGTGTCGAAAGTTGCCCGACTCATGTGCAAGTTGTGCAAGGAAGTGAATAAAGCGAAGCGAGTTATCTAAGATGCCGTAGGTTCGCATGTGAATATTAGCAGCAAGACCAAGTTCTTCAGCACGTGACTGACTGGCACCTAGTTTTTTAAATACTGCAGTCAAGGTGCCACGGCCAATAATGCCGTCATCATGCACGCCTACTGCTCTTTGGAGTTTTTTAATTTGAGTGGTGTTCATCATCTTTATCCGTATTAAAAAATTTAGGACGTGCACCACCCTTACCCCAAATATAGAGTTGTCGGGTAAAGAGTGCGAATAAAATACTTACTGTGGTGTAAAAGAGGGTTCCAGCTGGACTGGGCGAATACTCATCTTTAACAAAAAGTGCTGCCCCAAAAAGGATCGACAATACCAATAGAAAATCGATATGTTTTGGAAGTTGAATTTTTGGATGAAATGCCATGATGGCAAACGAAACTATAAATAACACCAAAGCCGTTTTACTTATGATTAGCAGCATCTTCACTCTCCTTTTTGACCAAACCAAGAACTCTTGATCGAGCCAAACTCAGCAATGCTTCAGCTGTACTCTTACCAGCAGCGCCCAGAATGAAACCAAATAGTTCTGGGTAATTTCCGCTAGCAAGAAATAAACTTGCTGGTTTAGCAAAGACTACACATAAAATGAAGCCCGCAAAGAATCCTATCCAGCGATCCCGAGTTGGCTCCTTGCTTAATAGAAAGCCAAAAGTTGCGCCCAGCACACCCGTAAAAAGGATGTGTGAATGGCTCTTTATGCTTTCCAATACCTGACTAAGAAAGTCCATATACATCCCCTTTAGCCATACATCCCCCTATAAAATCGGCATTAAAAAAGAGCCTTTCGGCTCTACTGGTGGATCAGTTGTGTAATCGGACATTGTGCCCCCTAAATTTTGGCAATAAAAAAGCACCCGAAGGTGCTATAACTGAATTGCCTCAACCTGCTCTTTGGTTTCGGCTTCATAGATTAGTTGCCGAGCAATGCGTCCTCTTTCGTGAACGCTTGCGATATGAGTTTGTAGTGCTGCATAGAGTTGCTGCAACTGCATTGCAGTTAGCTCTACTGTGTTGTTATCTGCCAGTGTCCACACTTGATCTACGCCTGCAACTGCTGCCCCCATGATTCGACTTTGTGAAACTTGATCTGAATCATAAATGCCGCCTTCAAATTCAAAGCCACCAAACTCTAGTTGATCGCGCTCAGATTTAATCTCAGCCCATTTTTGAGCTTTAATTTCATCAATGGTGCGAGGATCAATCCACTGTTTTGCAGCGTAGTCAAAAATATATCCTTTCGATGGTGAGGGCGGTATTTTCACCCAATTATTGCCATCGTGATACATATTGTCTTCGGGTGGATCGCTCACAGCTTTACACCCAGTGGGTGTATTCAGTTCAATGGACTCTGGACTTCCGTTGATCGCGTACAATAGCCTTCCACTGCAATCTATAATAGATGTCATTTTTTTAACTCCAAAACGGACATTGATCTGTTTATGATTGAGAAGTCACGATTAGATGCGACATTTAGAACCACACTAGAACCTACCTGACGCGCAAACCCGGCCTTGAGGGTGTATGTTGTATTCCCGGTGGAGGCGGTATCATCAATAGCTGCAACAATGGCGACATTACCTGAAAAGCTGGCATTAATTGTGCCGGTTTCAAGGCGACAAGGTAAAGATGCGCGACCAATCAAGGTGGAGTTTCTATAAATAGAAATAAAAAATGTCGCTAGGCTTCTCTCATTCTCTGGTAAAGTTTGACCATTACCTGCAGAAACACTGAATGTCGCAGTAGTGTGAGTGGCAATAGTGACTGAAGCGTCAACACGCACCTTCCCGCCTTTTCTATTTAATGTTACTGTTAATATGTCTCCTATATGATTCTCCCACGCTGCTAGATGTGCATTAAAATCATTATTACCGCCACCGTTGTACGCAGATACTATTAGTGTGTTATCATTTTTCACCCCGATAGGTACAGTAACAGCCTCGTCTTTGATCTTCAGTGTATCTACAGACAAGTTAGCGATTTTACCTTCGGTCACCGCCAAGTTATCAATCTTCGCAGTCTTAACCGCCAAATCCTCAATATGCGAAGTTTTAACAGACTGGTAATCCATAAATGCAGACTTTATGTAAGCACCGACTGGAAAAACTGTGTCCGTAACTGGATCAGTGAATGGCGTATTGCGGAAAATAAATGGGTAATATGGCGTGCTTCCTGCACTAGCTGGCCCTGCTAAAGCAAACGAGTTGGCGCGAATAACAAAGTTGCTGTAATTTGCACCTCCACTTTCTTCAATAGCAAGCCCGTACGATGAAATCACACCACCGTTATCAAGCTTGATTGTGTGCTGTGCTTTGATCTTGCTTTCAGTTAAAACAAGTGAGTTGAGTTTTGCTTTATCTGCTGTGATTTGCGCAACTTGTGCAGCAATAGCAGCCTTCTGAGCGTTCGCATCAACTTTTGCCGCATTCAATTCAGCGATTTGAGTGGTGTAAAGATCAATTAATTCCTGATTTTTATCAGGCTTTGCTGCCTCCTTTGTGCGTTTGTTGGTTAGCTCAAGAATTTTTGCATCATAGCTATTGACTGCTGAAGTCAATACCGCGGTTTGAGCCTGTAGTTTTACTGTATCTTCATCAAGCCGAGCCTTCGCAATCTCATTCTTGAGCTTGTTTAGGTCGCCAACAGCACTCACAACTTCAATGCTTGTCTGCTGACCATCCACATAGCCCTGAATTGTCTTAATCTCACCACCGATTGCATCAAGTTTGTCTGCAAAAACACCCTGATCCACCTTGATTGTTGCAATATTTTGCGTAGCGGTATTGGCTTTATTAAGTGCTTCTGTTGCTGTGTCTTGAGCTGCTTTTGCTGCTGCTGCTGCATCGGTTGCAGCTTTGTCGGTAACAGCAATCCATGCTGACCCATTCCAGCGCTTCGGTGTGTTTAGTCCTCCTGTTGTGTCGATCCAAAGGTTTTGGCTTAATCGCTTTTCTGCTGCTGGAGCAGACGAGCCATAAATCACTTCACCTTTATTACCTGCTGCTATAGCTGCTGCACTGGCTGCCTGCTGTGCTGCATTGGCTACTGCGGTAGCAGCATTCGCTTTTTCAGTTGCGTCAAGTTTGGCTGCTGCAAGTGCAGCGTCGGCCTTGTTTTTAGCATCTAAAGCAGCTGCTGCTTTTGCTGCTGATTCCGCAGCATTGGCTTTTGATGTAGCGTCATTTGATGCTGCTGCAATTGCTGCATCAGCTTCAGCTTTCGCCTTGGCATCTGCGTAGCTCTTGGCTGCTGACTCGGCAGCGGCTGACTTGGATTGTGCATCCCGAACGGCTTGATCTGCTGTGTCTTTTGCAGTCTTTGTGGACGCCTGAAGTGTATCGAACCGACCAGCAAAGGCTTCATTGTCAGTCGCTCGTGCTGTTTCCAGCGTTACGATTGCTGCCTTATTCCCATCAACATCAACTTTTAGTGTATTGATGCGCGATGATAGTGCCTCATTCTCCTGTGCTCTTGCATAAGCCTCGGTTTGAACCAGTGCTTTTGCATTGTCAATTTCGGCAACAGTGGTGTCGATGCGCTGACTTAAAGCCATATCGCCTTCAATCACTGCCGACTGCAAAGTCCACGTTCCAACATGACCAGCAGTTGAACCAATCAGCCCTTCTGTTGATCCGATCATGTCTGGATTGACTTGCGCATATACACCGTTAAGCCGTGTGGTGTTTGCGTTAACCTTTCCATCAACCTCGGCAATGTTGGCATTGGTTTGATTTAGTGCACCTGTGCTGGCTTTTGTGCCAAGTTCAGCAGTGACTTCCTCAATCTTGAGTGCATTTGCATCCGACTTGCTTGCTGATGCTGTCGCCTTCTCCAATGCGCTCGCTGCTCCTGCTGCTGCCGTATCTGCTGTGTCTGCTGATTGCTCTGCCACAGCTTTAACTTCGGTCACAAGGCTTGATAGTGCTTTTGTGTCATCGATTGCAATATTGGCTTTTTGCAAAGCACTTGCTGAATTGAAAAGAGCATTGCCCGCTTCATCTTCCGCAACCTGTACCCGACCATCAAGCGCTTGGGTTTTTTCAATCGCTAAAGATGAATCGGTTAATGCAACATTAAGGCTGTCTTGAAAACTAGCGAGAGCCTTGTCATTGCTTAGCTTATAAGTATTCACATAGCCATAGATTGCAGTTTCACCATTTTTACGATCCAAGACTTCTTGCGTTAAACCATCATCTAAGTCTTGAATTGCTGCAACTCGTTGCTGACGCTCCAAACCAAGCTCATCGCTGATTTGATCTGCTTGAATCTGAACGGCACTAATATTGTCAATCAAATTACCAACATCACCATCCAATCCCGCAATTGTGTCGATCTTATCAATCTTGGTTTGCAGGTTTTGGTGTAATTCTGACTCAGTAATTTTTCCCGACAAAATATCCAGTACAGCAGACGCATCGGCTGATGTTGTTGCATTCGCGTATTGCGACCACGGCCCAACATTCCCGATGCGGTCAATCAATCGCCCGCGGAAATAACGCTTTAAATTTGGCTGCATCCCTTGAATTACATGGCTGTTTGTTGGGTATGCGAAAAGCCCAAGTTGCGCAGCATTGGCGCCATTCGCTGTAGTTGAAATCTCAATTTCCGTGTAAGCAGTATCGAGCGCACCATTCGCAGGGAAATTCCAATTCAAACGATAGCCAAACAAAATGCCTGTCGCTGTAATGTTAGCTAAAGCAGGCGGTAAACCTTGCTTGCCTGACAAAGTTGTGAGCATTGAATACGTCGGCAGAGATGCAACATCAAACGCTGAAATCGCAGTGACACGCGCTTCATAGTTACCCGCATAGATACCCTGTACTTCTACTGAGTTGCTGCCTGTAATTGGTAATTTAATCCAGTTACCATCATCTTTACGCCATTCCACCTGGTACTTGGTTGCGCCTTGCGCCTGTGGCCAAGCAATAATCATGGTTTCAACAGATAGGCCTTGCTGTACCATGCTTTCGGATGAGATTGATACAGACTCTACGGGTGCCTGAACAGTTGGATTAATGATGGAAATCGGACGCTCATCAATAAAAGCACCGAAATCGATTGCATCATACTTAGCTGATTCGTATTGCAAGCCAGTGATTGAAAACTGATGTTTGTCATCCTGAGTAATGCTCATGACGCGAAACTTCATAGTCTTCAAATCTTGCGCATCAACTGCCCAGACATTCTCCGGAGCAACAGAATCAAATGCAGTAGTTACTGTGATATTGCGACCAATTTTTGACGATACAATTCGAGTTTGCGCTCTGCCATTTTCACCGTTTACAACCAGCCTATCCCCGGCACGGCACACCACGTCATCACGATCTAGAGTAATGACTTTGCGATCAGCGCTGACAGCAGAAATACGACCACCGTTAGCCCGACCAGCAAAAAGTTCATCTGCAATTTCAATTACACGACCTGGTTGAGGAATATAACCATCAAGACCCACTTTGAAAGATACGGTCCGTGTTTCCAGTTGCTCCGACTTTAAGGCCCAAAGGCCAGCACGCTGCGCCTGACCTTCTGATGTGCATCCCCATGCATCAATCTCAGCAATCCGCACACCGAGCTTTGCAATAGCCGCTTCATCACGTACATACACATATTCAGTTTTATAATGGTTTGCAGGATTATCCCAAGCCACTTTTGCAACTGTGTGTCGATCACGCGCACGGGTGCCTGAATATTCAAACAAACCATCAATCACATTGGCGCGTGTGTAAGTAAAATAAGTATCCTGTGGGATATCGGCATCACAGACAATGGAGTTGCCGTCCCAATAGGAGATTGCACGGAATACACCTGCCAGTTTGCTTAAAATAGTATAAGCATCTTCAGTTGATTGCAGATACACGTTACAGGTAAAACGTGGCTCTTTTCCGCCTTTGCCATCATCAACCATCTGGTCGCAATACTGTGCAAGGCGATATAAGGACCATTTGTCCAACATTGCAGACGTTAAACGGTCACCCAAAGCATAGCGTTTTGATGTGCAAATATCGTAATAAATCCACGCAGGATTATTGGTATAGGCGCGTTTAAAGGTGCCGTCCCACATGCCTGTATAGGTACGCGCCACTGGATTATAATTTGATGGAACCTGTAACTTAATCCCTTTTAAATCAACCGCAATTTTTGCAACATTGGAAAAGGTTTCAGCGTCATATTGCAGGCCAAGCATAGCGGTATTTGGATAACTCAGCTTTAGATCAATGACTTCAGTAATCGCATCCACATACATTTTGTCGCTGATATATTCTGAAGTTGAATTGGGTGTTAATCGACGAACACGGATGGTCCAACCTATATCAGCCTTAGGTAAATCAATCCGGTGTGAGCGCTCATAGTTTGCAGAAGTTTTGTCAGCGATTTGAGTATTTAAAACCTCAGTCCATGTGCCACCATCAGTTTGTAGATCAATCGCATACTGAATGACGATACCCTTTACATCGCCATTGTCTGCATTTTGCTGACGTAATGGCCCCCACTTAAAGCGAATGCGCACAGCGTCCAGATCAGTATTGGTCAGTGAGCGAACCCAAGGCGTACCTGATTTTAGCTCAGCATTGATTGCAGTTTCAGAGGAGATATCTGGAAAGCCTTCGATGTGTGCCTGGTCATTCGTGCCGTGACGAAAATCAGCCTGAACATCCTCAAAGTTCCAGCCGCCAGCCGGATTCTGTAGCGGGGTTTCTTCCAGATAAACCGATTGCAAACCATTGGCCAAGCCCTCAACTTCACCCTCAGACAAGCCATACAGAATTTTAATATAGGTTTTTGATTGAGCTGAATCAGGTGCAATCACTGGCTGTCTTGATTTGCCTTGCCCTGCCTTTGCGCCTTTAATTACTGCGTTCATACATTTCCCTAGACAATAAAAAAGGCGCTTATTGCGCCTGTGTTTTTTAAATATTTACATTAAATCTTCTGGATATTGCCCAGCACTTGCAATAAAGCCACCCACTTCGCGCTGACCGTAAAGCACTGGCACCGGATTCCCTTGTGCGACTGTGGTCACTGCACCACCAAATCCTTTATTGGCCTTGTTGCCATCTTGGTTTTGATCCTGATTTTCAATCTTGGGCATAAGCATCATTGCAATACCACCGACCATCATGCCCACACCAGCACCAATTAACGCTGTACCAATAGGTGCACCAACACCAGTGAAAACCATCACAGCGCCTACTACCACCAATACAGCACCGATAATGGTTTGAACTGCACCACCCGCACCCTTCACTTTAGGTACCACCTTGATCACTTTGGCACTGGTGCTCATGTCGAGTTCGGTTTCAGAAATATTTTGCTTGTCCTGGAATACAGCAAACTCTAAACCCTGTTCATGTGCATGTAGCATGAAGTGCTCAAATCCCGGCACCTGAACAGATAGGGCGCGCATGGCTTCACGAGTATTGTCCACATCAAGGTAAAATTCTTTGCCGAACTTTTTGGCCAGAACGCCATAAAGTCTAATTTTTTTGAGCATAGCGAACCACCTTTACAGTTCTTTCCTGCCACTGTGAACCATATATTTCACGAATGGATTTTGCGTTGTACATATGATGCAAAATCAAAGCGGATCCAATACAGGGCTCGGTTTTTTCGGATTTAAGCATGCCGTTATCGCCAAGCCAGATCACCGCATGATTCACGTGTTCAGTGCGACCAACTCGACACAGCAGCACATCCCCGTATTGCGGCTGATCTACCTCAATAAATCCAGCTTTGCCAAAATTATCCAGATAGAGTGCTGGATGTTCTTTAGACTCCCACCATCGATCTTCACGGTCGAAATTAATCAGCTTGATTCCGAGCTCACGCTCATAGAAATCACGGACCAATGAATAGCAATCCTGCCGCCCATGATGGAAATTACGGCCCACAAGTGGAGCGCGATAACCACACGGTTCATACACCTGAAATTCAACATCGGGATAAGCACAGATTACCCAGGGCTTTTCATGTAGTTCAATTTGAATTAAATCAATTTCAGATGCGCGGGCTGAAGCATTCGGATGTGAATGTACATAGGCTTGAATTTCACCCAGATCTTCCGCTTTCGCCAAGTCCTCATGATGAATTTCGAACTGATCTTTATTGTCTGAAACATTGCGGCATGGAATATATTCTTTATTCACAATCACACCGCAGCACTCATCTGGATAAACTTCAGCAGCATGTGCCTGGATTGCTTTTTTAAGTTTTGCGGTTAGTTTCATCACATTAAACTCGACGCTGGAAAGCCGCCAAAACGGATTTCATTATTGCGAATACGGCATGAGGACAGGCGACCAGAGCAGCGATCCAGTGCAGGGGTGTCAGTCGGCTCATCCTTATCTGTAAACATGGCTGCACCTGTGTACTGACATTCTTCGCCACGATAGTTGCCCATTGCGCACCAGTGACAGTAATTGGAAATCTGCCGGACCGGTATTTTCAGACCTTCAAAATCAATTGGGTTTGACAACTCAAAAGTGACTGCCTGAGCATTCTCGGAAGTCTTTTGTTCGATATACCAGAGCTGCTCTTTAGCCTCGTTTGAAGCTGATACATTGCCGCTACTGAAGTTTTCAGCATCCAGATATTTTGCCAGAGTGGTAATAACCTTAAGCTTTGCGCCTGCAAAGTCACCAAACTGTAAACAGTAAGCAGAAACAGCACCTTGAATACCGCCAATATTATTTGCCATGCTGAAAGTAGGAGCAGATGCCTTGCCGTCAGAACGCATTTCTAAGCCAGATACTTCCAATGCCATCGGCTCAAATGTTTCACCCTGCCAGATAATATTTCTAAACCATGCTTTCTGGTCACTATTCTGGAATGCTTCACCAATGAGTTTGCTGGTATCGCCCATTAACTCATTAGATCCAATTGCACTGTAAATACGCTCCCAGTCTTCATAAGAAATATGGCCATGGAAACGTAAAATGCCCGCACCTAAAGCGCGAGCATCTAATTCAAATAGTGTGATCAGTCCATCTACATAGAGTTTCTGAAAATCACTGTTCAGGGTCATGATAAGACTCCATCACTGTAGCGACTGCTTGAGCCAAACCTGTAGGTTGAAATTCTGGTGGTTCAATTGATTCCAGCTCTTCAGTTTCAGGCTGTGGAAGCTCTTGCAAGCGCAAGTCAATCCAACGGTTTTCGGTAATATCTACCGGGTTATCAAGATCAGCGACAATGGATACTGTTTCAAAATCAAACTTCTTCTTGTAAGTTTTTACTGAAATATCGCCATTTTCTAAAGTTTCATAGATCACTGAAAACAAGACATTACCGTTAGCATCTTTTGGGGTTTCGATATACCAACCTTCTTGCGCAAAACCACTTGAGCCTTTAATCAGGTAGTTACCAATCCCGAGCTTTTCAAAAACAATATCCTGTTGTTGAGCTTCATCGTTAAGCGCAATTTCATCTGCAAATAGCTTAATGATCGGTGAAGCACTTTTAACAAAACCATTTGCGTCTACTGTAGTGTTTGCTGCTGTTCTTATTACGTGGGCAGCAGTAGCAACTGTGCCAGCACCCCATCTTAGAGTGTACCATGCGGGGTTTGATGATCCTCCAATACATGCAATGGCGTACATATTCCTCCCTGCACCTGCACTAGCCCAAGGGATCGTTATACCTGCAAGCGCACTACCTAATCCTGTTATTCTTGGCGCATAAGTCCGAAACTCGGCAGAAATAGGGGTGCTATCGCCCGGTTGAGTGTATATAGAGGCTGCGCCTACATTGAAATCTCCTACTTGCATAACATTACCAGTCTGAGTGCCTACATTTTTTGTGGCTGATGTGCCTAAACCAAGATTAGTTCTTGCTTCTGCTGCTGTGGTTGCACCCGTACCACCTTTTTCAATCGGCAACGCAGAAGGCAACACACCCGAAGCGTTAGCCCCGAGTGCTGCATAAAGCTCATCATCATTCGCCTGTAATTTTGCCGAACCCGAGCGGGATGTGTCACCACCTGCGCCTGTAGGTGCTGTGCCTTGATTAATTGTTTGTTTAGCCATAATTTACGCCCACAAAAAAAGCCCTCAATTGAGGGCATAAAATTGATTGAATTTAAGGTTTAAAGTCTTGGGTAAAGGTGGTGGAGATCGACCAGACCATACCACCCACCTGCCTTGCTTGGTATGAAGTGCTGGTTTTAACTCTCACCTCGCCATCTAAAGGAGAATCCCATAAAAATGAGTCAGCACCTTTGTGACGATCAAAGAAGGCTTTAATTGCAAGAATCTCATCCTTATAGCCAGTTCTTTGATAAGCCCATTCGCCTTTTCGGCTGTTGATGCCAACCGAAATACTTTGCTCATAGCCATCACCGAATCTGCTGGATAACACATTGAAGTTCTGGGTATCTGAGCTGCCTTCCAGATCGCATGGGAAGGTGAATTTTTCGTTGCTCATAAATCACGTCCAATAAAAAACCGCCCGAAGGCGGTTTTGCTTAATCTATTTTTTAATTTAAATCAGGTGCAATGAAATACTGACCGGAAATCGGGTCTGTGAAACCATCATCCATATCTAACCCTACTGTTTGATTATTAATCTCCACACTTTTTACTGCGTAAAGATATTGACTTGTTGTGGCGCCTATCGGGGTTACATCAATCTCAGTAATGTTTGCAATAAACTCTTTAGCCACCCCATCTTTGCTTTTAAATGTCACTTTCTTTTGCATGCTTTTTACTTCCTGCTTATTTAATCCCATAAAGCTCCCCACCTTGTCGTCTAGCTTTCAAAAATCTTTGGTCGACTTTCTGATCAACCATAGAATTGACCATCTTACCAATAGTGACCATTAATTCACCATCCTGATTTGTCGAAGTTTCAACTTTTTCAGAAGAGTAATTATTAATAACCACTTTAGGTTGAACGACAGTTGCCCCACCCGAATTAATCGCACTCACAGCCCCCATGCCAACACGATGAGTATCTGCTACCAATCCACCCGTCGCATAACCCCGACGAATCGACTTTCGCAAATCCTCAAAGCCTTGTGGTCCGCCTAGAGCTTTGATTTCTTCTTGGGTTAAAACACCTTCACCTTTATGGACGATGCCTGCTGGTTCGTACTTGCCACCGTGACCTGTGTAGCCACCGTTGGCGAAGCCTTTAGGGGTAGCTGCTTGAATCATTGCCACAAATGTACCTTGATCCAACGTTGCTTTTGCTGCGGCACCAATCTTTTGCCACACCGTACCCGGTTCATTTGCATAAGCATCTGATGCAGACTTCCAGACGTTCATGCCTGCCTGAGCTAGTGCAAATGACTGTTGTGCTGCATATAAAGCCCGATATGCTGATGAAGATTCACCAAGCATCGCACCAAACATCCCTGAAAGCGCACCTGTTACTTGTTGGCCATAACCAAGTTGAAGACTATAAGACGAAGCCTGATAATCCGACTCAATAGCCGCCATCCGATCATGATGCTCTTGCCAGATTGCTTCACGCTGCGCTGCAATTTCCTGCATATTGGCATTAGGGTCTTGAGCAGCTTGATCTACCTGACTCATTTGTGCATCAAACACGTCCTGAGATGCGTCATATCGACTAAATCGCTCTTGCTCTAAGCGATATTGATCACCAGTGCCGTTCATTTCAGCTTGGATGCTACCCCAAGCTTGTACAGCGTTATTTAAACGTCTGCGATTTTCTTCCTCTTGCAAGGCTTTACTTAAGGCAATTTCACGCAGTTTTTGCTCTTGGCTTAACTTTGAGTTTAGAAGAATCTGCTCACGCTCCAAGCGATACCGCTCTTGCATAGCTGCGGTTTCGGACATAAGAGCTTCACGTAACTGAAATAAGCGAGTCTCTTGAGCCAACATCAGCAATGCCTGCTCCTGCTTCAACTGCTCATCAAGCAAGGCAACTGCTTTATCACGCTGATCCTTGGTTAGCTCTAAATCACGTGCAGCATAGAATTTCCGCTCATTAAAACTATCTTCCAGTAATTGAGATTCAGTCTTTTTGAATGCACCGTAATCATCAAGCTTGGTTTTAAGAGCTTGTTGCGCGATTGCAATATCATTGTCAGCACGGGCTTTGTATTCAGCAATAAGTCGCTTGGTTTCTTCTGGTGAGAAGCCAGCTTTATTGATCTCCTTAATATCCTCCTGAAGCTGGGTCTCAATGCGCTTTCTTTCAGTCGCCACTGCCATTTGCAGTTGTAACTGTGAATTCGCTTGTCTCTCAGCTTCTTTCTCTAAGTCCTGATTAGATTTGAGCGTGCCATCACTTGATCCACCTTTGACTTTAGACAATACAGAGGGTGCTTGATGAAGCAGTTTTAAAACCACGCCATCTTCAAAAGTAACCGTACTGTAGTATCCGCCACCTTTAGGGTCGTATGCGGTCTTCACATCCTTCACAGCAACATTTGTTGTGATTGGTGTGCCTACCGGCATGGCGAAATCAATACCCTTATGAAAAGAAGAAGCCCCCTTTGTGGGAGCCTTTCTTTGTCCATAATCGGAAGAAACACGGTAGTTGGAAAGAGATTTTCCTCCCGCCTGCAATCTCGCCAAATGTTCTTTTGAAACCTTTTAACCGTCGCGAGACCCGCCATAGCGAACATCAAGATGCGCACCAGTGCCAATACCCGAGTTTCCAGAAATGCCAATTAATCTTTGACCAAGTTTTAACTGTTTCTCTTTCTCTTGGGTAAGCTTTCTTTCGGCAGCATTGCGGGAGTCAATAACTTTCTTGTTTTGATCTTCGATATTTACGACTTTCAACGCTGCCTGATACATCTCATTAGTAAGTTGAATACCTTCTTTACGCGCAAAGTTGGCAGTATCAATCATCACTCGCACTTGATCTTCAGAATAACCCTTAGCCAGCAAGGCTTTGGTTAAGTAAGCTTCATACTCACGGTCAAATAAGGACTTTTTTACTGCCTCTAAGCCTTCAGCAGCCTTTTGAGCAGCAGTCTTGTTCTTATCGAGCGCCTCGCTATGCTTATCAATTTGATTAACAGCATTTTGAAATGAATTTCCTGATAGCTTAACCTCAACATCAAGTGCTTTTAATGCTTTTTGAGAGTTGCCAGCCTTTATGGAATTTACATCATATTCCTTGGCTTGTTTCTTGAGCATCTCATATAGATCTGGACGAATATCCATCTCATTAAGCATGCGAATAGCATCGTTATAACTAATCAGTCCATTCCGAGCATCTTCAGCAACCTTTCGAGCTTTTTCATTTTCAACAGCTGATGCGCGGATAGAAAATAGAACAGCGTCTACAGCTTCTTTAGATTTCGCCAAAGTTTCATTTTGCGCATTAAACGCTGCCGTTAAATCTGAAACGGCATTCTTCTTGTCATTACCAGTAAGTTTTTGAAGCTCAGCACTCGTTTTTTCTGCAACTTTTCCTTGCTCTACAAGCTTTGCGTTGGCTTCCGAGGTGCGGTAGCTCATGTAAGCGTAGCCAGCAGCCAGCGCAGTCACACCTAGTGTGATAGCTCCTATTGGGCCGCCAACCAAACCAAGCATAGTTGCGCCAATTCTACGGCTTGAATTCAGCGCATTTTGTGCAGTTGTGTTTGCTATAACTGCTGCTGTTGATTCCTTGGTAGCAATACTGTGTGCAATCTCAGCTTGAGTAAGGCGCATTGTTGCTGCTGCACGTGCTTGGCGAGTAGTAGCTGAGTTTAATTCTTGACGCGCAAGGTGGATTTCTTGTGCTGCCAAAGCCGTAACTTGACGAGTTCGCTGTACTTCTAATGCTGCAAGGTGAGCTTGGGATGCTGCCTCAGCCTGATCGGCCAACTGACGCTGAGCGCTTAATACTAGACTAGCCTTAACCGCTGCCCCCTTGGTTAATAAGGCTGATGTTACATAGCCAATTCCAAGAACAGCACCAGTATTCGCTACAGCCTCGAGGTTATCAGCCAAGCTACTTAGACCGCCTGCCAGCATTCCTGTGGCACTAGTTGCCTCGTTAGCCTTACCTAGATAAACAGTCACTTCATTGGATAACTTGGTAAAACCATCTGCCAGACTATTTTCCATGCTATTGGCAAGTTTTTCATTTTCATCGCGAGTAGCAATCAGTGTTTTGATTAAGTCGCTTAAAGATGCTTTACCTTCAGCACCTAGCTTGCGAATTTCGGCTTCGGACTTGCCTGTAGTTTTAGCCATGTCGGCAATAATGTTGTCTGCACCAGTGACAATCGAAATCCATGCATCTGCGTCGATCTTGCCCTTTGCCATTGACTTAGACAAGGAGTCCATCGCTGATTGTGCTTGGTCTGTTCGTGTAGCGTTATGGGTAAAGCTAAATGAAAGTGAATCAACCAAATCAAGCGTTTGAGTCGTCTGGTAACCAAGCGACTTCATGCCACCCGCCATGCTTAGATAAACTTCCTGAGCCTCACCTAATTGACGGTAGGTAGTATTTGCTGTAGCAAGTACACGATCCTGCACCATTGCATATTCTTCAGAACTTGCAGTCGCGTTACGAATACGTGCAGCCATTTGTGTGTAACCATCAGCCATGGCGATAGCTTTATTGATAGTTAGAATTCCCCCCATATAACCCACAAGGCTTTTAATCGAAGCACTCATTGCAGTCATTTGAGTTTCAGCCTGATCACCTTTTTTGGTTAGGTTTTCCAGCCCGGCAGCTACCTCGTTTGTAGTCTTTAAGGCATTTCTTGAATCAATTACGATCACTAATTTACTTTCTTGAACAGCCATTTCACTTTCCTTTAGGCAATAAAAAAGCCCGCAGGATGCGAGCTATGGTTGGGTATTAAAAAACCCGCCGGTGCGGGTGTTTTGGATTTGCTTAATCCATATCTTGAGTTTCACTTGAAATGGATTCGGCCGCCTCTATAGCCACGGCTGCGGCGGCTGCGGCCTCTGCTTCCGCTGTGCTAATTATTTCAGTTAAACCCACATCTTCCGATGATCTTTTTAACTTTTGTTCATTGATCTTCCGGTCTTTTGCCTTTCTTTTCTTAACAAGCTCAACATATATCTGTTCATCTTGTTTGCTAAAACCACTATCAATACTACTCATAATGGTTTTAATGTGTTTATTAAGGGATAAGCTTGAGCCTTTAAACTCTGATACTGGAATGTAGATGCCCTCCATATCAACCTGGGTCTCATCGCTTTTTAATCCAATTAAATACATATTAAGTGGCTCTGGGGAGACTTCCTCATTGTTTAGCTCATATAAATATTTACACTGATATACGCCAGCCAGATAAACGCCATATGAATTCTGAGCTTCATAATCAACCACTATCAACATTTCTCTATATCGAGCTTTGTTATCTCGAGCGGTTTCAGAAATTTTATTATCTCTAATAATTGTATTTCCAAAAACATTATCAATGTCATCCAGATCAGGCTGCTGCACAATAGTACTCACACCACTAATACGAAGGCTTGATGGGCTTTTAAGCCCTCCAGAAAGATAGGTTTGACATGTATCAAGCGCAGTATTGATAACATTTTTCTGTAAACCTGTTTTACTCTCTGTACACCCACTCAAAACCAACCCAAGTGCAGCTATCCCTGCAATTAATATCTTTTTCATATGATTGCCCATTTATTGTTAACCACAAGATACTAATTTTACCCACAAAAAACCACCTAAGTTTCAAGTGATACTTTTAGCTTTCTCAACAATCCAGCTAGCCAGATTCATGTCAGGATCACTATGCATTAATAGTTGATAGGCATTCTCAAGCGAATAAGGTGTTTCTCCTTCCACTTCGCCAGCAGATGTTATGAATGCAAGATTCTCCCAATCCTGAATCACATGATTTGCAATAATCCTCATATATTCCTGAGCAATCTTAAGCTCACTCATTTTGAAGATGGTTTTCTTTACAACCAAGTCTCTTAATGCAGCAGCACATGCAGGACTGTTATACGGCTTAATTCTGAAACAGCCAAATTCCTGCCCATTTTCCAGTTTATATACAAACCATTTCGATTTATCAGTCATGATTGGTTCCTGTAGATATAAGAAAACCGCCACTCAGGCGGTTCTGTCATCGTTTATCTAATACAAGCTTTAGTGAATTAATATGTAGCTCATCCATATCAGGATCCCAACACCCTTTGTTCTGTAATTCACCTTTTAAGAATATGTAGTCCTGATTAGTATGCAGTGAACTGGCCACAAAAGCAGAATACTCTCTAGAAGGTTGACATGCTTGCATAAGCCCCGCTAATGAATTCTTTACCTCATCCATATTCCCTAAATTGGCAATAATTTTAGTTAACTGTTTACCCACTTCATTGCATGCTAAAAATCTAGGAAGTACCACTCGATCATCATCATTTAGCCATAATTTATCGATCGTGGTTTTTCCTTTATCATCTTTTTCATACAGCCTAAAAGCCTCATGGCACAAGTGATCTTTTGGTTCATCAACATATGGATTAATAATTGGTTCAGCAATTACATCCAAGGTCCATTTCTTTCGATTACACCGGGCACATGAGGGCAATAAATTTTCCCAATTGACCACATCGTCTGGATAACTATCTTTGTCCTTAAAGTGCTCTATCTGCATGTAAGAATCTTGGATTTGAAGCTTGCATTCACAATAAGCGCATTTATAAGAGCTGCTCTCTAAAAGAGAAAACCCAATTTCCTCATGCTTCCAAACAGTTTTCTTTTTATCTGCTTTAAAAGTAGAAGTGAGCTCTTCAACCCTCTGATCTGTTAAATATTTCGGCTTTTTACCTCTTTCCAACTTGATCATGGATCATTCTCCAAGACTATCAAGCTGCATTCTAAATGCTGGTCGCAATGGATAATGGGGATGAAGCATTTTATCTAATTCATCATAAGCTGCTTGAGCTTCATGCTTGTTTTGACTATCTAATGCAGCATCAAAACGCTTCTTTGTTTCATTGTATTTTTGGGTACGAAGATCTGGCATCCCCATTACATCTTCCAATATCTCCTCTACGGTCCAACCCTGATAACCATATTCAGAAGTAGGTAACTCACGACGAATAACTTCGCCATCTTTTCGCTCTAGTGCGATTACTTCACCTTGAAGAGCGGTTTGCACTACATGAGGACTATGAGTTGTGATGAAGAATTGAGCTTTAGGAAAAACTTTTTTAAGGATTGAACATATACGACCTTGCCAATCAGGATGTAGATGAAGTTCTACTTCATCAATAAGCACTAGTCCATCATAATCTTCTGATTTTAATAACTTTGTTTGGAATCTATATTCAATATCTTTAATAATCCCTAAAATTATAAATAATGAAGATTTAAATCCAGAAGAGAGGTATTCAAAATAAATATCTCCAGAGGGAGTATTCATTATTACTTCATTTCTTCGATTAACAGTCTTAAATGAATAATTGGGATCTAACAATCCAAAAGCTTTTGTAGCCAATTCAAAGTTAGATAAAAATTGCTCTTCTAAATTGCCCGCACTGCTTTGATAAAAACGACTAATAAACCATGTTTTCAAATCTTTTGATGAAATTCCATCTAACAAATCAACTCCATATTTAGTTTCATCTGGATCAGATTCAATAGACTGCTGGAACTTATATTGAATATCTCGCGTCGTCCTTAAATAAATTAATTGTTTTGCAAACCTTGAATCAACAGATCTATAACTTCTCGATTCTTGTGGTTCAAATGTATCTAAAAGAGCATTTACCGGATGCAGTGCTCCAATCTCTGAGCCAAACATCTCTTCATTAAAGTGAACTAATGCTTTCAACTCCCCATAATTACTTCCAGATTTTTTTTTAATTTGATTAAAGCTCCAGCTAGAAAAAATATAAGCTATTGAGTCTAAAATATTAGTCTTCCCAACCCCATTTTCACCACAAATTATATTCATCTGTGGATCAATATTTTCTAATTTTAAATAAGGAATCCCACCTACATCTTTTAATTCCAATGATGTAACTTTCATTGTTTCTAAGCCATTGTTGTTAGATGAGTTCATCATACATTCAATAGAAATTTTTCCAAGATTACTTTTTTGAGGCTTCATGAATTTTTTCCAACAAAAAACCCACTCATTTGAGTGGGTCTATAGGTGTTTTTGAGTTTATCGAATCATCAAGACTATTGCCACAATGACCAAGATAGCTGTTAGCAGATAGCAATTGGTTCGCCACATTAGAATGGTTTTAGTGCCTCGCTTTATTAAAGCATCGTACTCCCGCATTTTATCCATTGCACGAGCCATTGCTGCATCGCCTCTTTGCAGGAGAGTAATCATTTCTAATTTCTCCTGCTCCAAGATTCGTCTTTCCTTGGCATGCAGGAGAATCATTTCATGATCTGCCAGAATTCGATATTTAATATCTTCGAGTAGTTCATCACGGCTCATGCTTAGAATGTCTTCGCTCAACTAATCTCTGTTTCAAAGGCTTTTGCCTGATCACCGATAAAGATAAAAATGTCCAACTCTATGACATGAAAGAAGTCACCGTTTTAAATAATATTACTGATAATAAAAAAACACCCTAAGGTGCTTTTCTTTTAATAAAGGCTGAATTCTATAAAGCCCAATTACGACCTTGCCCCATCTCATAAACGATGAGAATTAAGGCTACTATCATTAGAACGACAACAACGATTTCGGCTTTGGTCAGCATTTTCGGAGCTCCACTTTTCATCACTCATATGATAAGCAAAGCATACAATTAATAACATAAAAGTTACAAAATAATTATTGGATGTTACAAAGTTAAAGACAATAAAGAAAAACCTCCCGGAGGAGGTTTGGTTTACTTTATATAAAATTCTTTTTTCTGCCTAATATAGGCAGCAAATTTGGTATTGACCTCAAAAACAATCTGATTGGCGCGCATTGACTCTATTTTCAACTCATCACATGCTATTGTTAGGTATTTCTGAGGATCATCTTGGATTTTACTACAAGCAATCTCAAGCCCCCTAAATACCTCTTTGAAACTATAATGATTGTCTGCAGCGTGCCAAGTTTCATCTGATATTTCACCCCAATTTTCAAACATTGTTAGCAGATCAAATATATCTTTATAAGGCCTGTCATTATATCGATCTGCATTTGCTAGAATTTTTGTTAAGTAACATGATTGATGATCGATAGAGGGAACTTCAAATTGATTTATCTCGTCTTTTTTGATCTCATAATTAGCAAAAGATACAAATTCCAACTTAATAGGCACGCCTTCCATTTGAATAAAGCAGCGCGTGCCATCTCGATCAAGTCGAATTTCTCGAAGATACTCAAATTCACTTTTTACAATATTACCCAAGCTATTGGGAGTTACTACTGCCCGAACTGCTCGGTAAGACTCTTTATCCGGGCAAAGAAAATCGATGTCTATAGATTCACGGTATTCGTCTAATTCAAGAGCAATCCTAGTACCTCCACCAAATAATATTCGATGTTCATCTAAGTATTCAGAATTAAAATTCCTTAAGGCTTTTTGAATTAATTTATGATGAGGACGGGTAAATTCAAGCATGAAAATTATGCTGCCAAAAATAATCCATGACCAATGATCTGAGTCAATCTATCGATCAGATTTCTTTCTTTGCCAGTTAGTTGTTGAGCATCAATATATTTCCATCTTTTTTCATAAAGATGAAAAGCTCTTTCAGCAGGAATTTGCTCAGCTGCAGTATCCCATAAAATATAATCTAAAGCAGGATACTCTTTTCTTGCAATTAGATTCATATGCTATACCTATATGATATGACTGGGTGCCTAAATATTAACACCTAGATTAATAATATATTGACATAGTATTTGATAGTGACATCACCGTCAATAACGAATTATCATCGTTTCGTCAGCTCTTGTGACGTTTTGTTCTCTTGCATCGGCGTTAAGCATTATAAGTGGTGAGATTGAGCAAAAACCAACTCACGCTGATTTCTTGCTCATCTTCTTGTAAGCTTCATCAATAAAACGGTTATCCAGATCAAAGATGACTGCATTAAAAATATAACGCTCCACCGGCAACTCATACTGCTCACAATAAGCGTTAAGATCAGCAATACCCAATGCTAACGGTGTGCCTTGCTCATATCTGCGTGAACGTGAAATGACGTTATAGGCTTCGATTAAAGCATTGGCTGTGTAGCTATATTCGGGCCTTTTAACTTCTTCTGGTGGCTTTCTGCCTGTCGCTTCGGCTATTGCTCGTTGCTTTTGGTTGTACTCGCCCGCTTCTTCTTCGCTGGCAAACTGGAGGTATTTGTAGAGTTCTGCAACTTTCCCAATACTTCATCTCGATAGCTATTTGCTTCGGCTTGAATCTGGTCAGCTTGTGCTTTTACAAATGCCCAAATCGCCACACCGATGTCACCTATGTTAAAAAGCTTGGTTGCGTTTTCAGGTGTGCATTCAGGCTCGATCTCTTTGCCATCTTCAACAAAGACCACGCCTTTCCAGTCGGCCACCAAATGACATGCAGCAGCTTCAAGCAATAGCTCATGATAAAGCTTGTCATCACTACCTGCAGTCGCCACATCATAGCCTTTTGATGACAATTGATTTTGTGCACGCTCAATCGCTACTCGATATGCTTTGTAATCAGAGCCACGGATCTTGAACTCAGCTAATACATTCCCTTCGCTATCTTTGTATTCTTTCCAAAGTGTGACTTCTTTGCTTTGTTGAATTGCTACTTTTAAAGCCATGTTTGATCTTCCAAAAGAAACCGCCCGAAGGCGGCTATTGATTAGGTCTTAGGTGTGCGTGTGATTGTTGGCGCTTGATCCACAACCGTATATTCAAATGTTGTATTCAAGAGGTCATCTTTGCCACCAGTTGCAAGAGGCGCTGTAAGCTCAACTTTAGGGATATTTAAAACGTATTTATTCCCTGATGTATCCGTAATTGGAATTGATAGAGAGATTGTTGCGTTTGTGAACTGCTTCTCATAAAACTCAGCCGCTTTCGCTGACCAGGCCATTGTAAAGCTACCTGTACCTTTGGCTGACATTTCAAGAATCGCACCAACTTCAAGGCCAGCACCCAAGCATTTTTGCACTTGCATTGAGTTATCCCAATTAAAGGAGAAGGCAGTAATGCAAGCTGTGCCTTTAACCGATGCGCCATCGACAAGCAAATCACCGACAGAGATATTCGACATACGCGGATTTGATGATGCCGGCGTAATCGTTCCAGCGGGTGCTACTGCTGCTGGGGTTCGCTTAGTACCCATGAAGCCGAAAGTTAGACCGATCAGCCCCGATTCAGGAATATCAATACCGAATGTATTTACATGTAAGCCTGAAAAGGTGTGATAGTTTGCAATGTCGGTATAACCAAGCAATACGCTGAATGTTTGGCGAGTTGTGCCACCAAAGGTTAGAACATTGGTCGCCCAGGCATTAAAAGCTGCTGCCGCAATCAGATCATCATAAGCACCATACTGAGCTTCTGCGCTCAATTCACCTGAATACTCCGCCGAAGTAACCATAGATGATTGTTGCAATCGGCTATCCGTAATTGAAGCTGACTCTGTTTTTTCGACACTTTGGTTTAATGAAATATCAGTAAATGCCAAGGTTTGACGTGCAAATGGCGAAGGCACTGTTCCAATAACAGCTTCTTTTGCAATCTGCACTAGTTGTTTTGCGCCCGAACTCATGGTTTTCTCCTATTCAAGGCATAAAAAAACCACCTTTCGGTGGCATTGGTTTTTAAATTTCTCTTTAGCAGTGTCCGCGCTGTCTTGCTCCGTCATGCTTTTTATTCCAATCAAATGCATCAACGATTCGACCGGTAGGCTTACTATCAATCAGATCGCCATCTGCAATCATTGCAGCCTCCAACTTCTCAAGCTGATCAAGTGTTTCAATTAAGTTGAACAATGGCCGCTGCGTCACGATGATTTTGTATTTGGGGAATTTGGTTTCTATTTCTTCCTGCTTTTCAGCAAGGTTAAGCATATTGGCCTTAGATGCTGCTGCGATAACATAAACCACGCCATCAATAATGAAATCCGCTTCCAAGTCACTGTCATTTACCTGTCTACACGCAAAAATAAGGTATGCATTGTCTGTAATTGGATTCATGCCAAGACCTCACTAGCAAATGGTAGTGATGGCTGCAACTCACTTTCTAAGTGAGCTATTTCATCATCAAGCGGATGCTTTTCTTGTTTCCACACGTTCATGTCTCTAGCTGAACAGCTAACTTGCTGCTTTCGGCTATTGCGATAACCGACAATATGGTTATATCGCGCCCATTTAGATTGAAAGACTTGGGTTAACTGGCTTGCCATCCAGTTAAAGGCATCAATAAATTGCTCTTTTACTGCATCAGCCTTCTCGCCATTAAAGCCCATCACCAGAAACATCCAGCCATCTTTAGTCATTTGATAAAATTTTCTAGGCTTTCCGTTCTGTAACTTGTTGTTTTCAAAGCAAAGCGCAAAATTGCGCTCACGAAATTTCTGTGAGCACTTCATATTTTTAATGGCTCGAAGTACATCAGAGTGTCGTTTTTTAAACGCTTCCGCCACTGCATAACTGGTTGTTTTTGCTTCGCCATTTTCGCTTGTGACCATGGCGCGTAAATTTAATGTTGTCATCATGTTCATAAGATTTCCTCTTATATGACCATGTTCAAAAAAAGAAACTGGCAGGCACGCTGAACATGGAAACGTGCTTTTCGAACCGTCGCTCTAGCCAGTGGTTTGCCTAAAAGCAGGCATAAAAAAAGCCCTGCATCGCTGCAAGGCTTATTTTCTCAGTTGAAAAGTTGGCTAATTGTCCAATTTTCCTGTTTTGAATTTGGCAAATTTCGGTCAATAAAAAACCCCGCTTATTGCGAGGTTTGTTTTAGGGTTAGAAAAATCCAACTCTAGACCTAAAATACCATAAACGGCATTTACAAGCACGTGGAATGCAATTTTAAGGCTTGAAATCTATATCTACTGAAGCGCCTGTCACCTCATATTGCTTAGGCTCACCAATTGTATGAATTTGGGTTAAATCAATATAAATACTCTGAACCGGCAGGCTGTTTTCTTGCTGCCATTGAGATATTTCAGCCTGAACTACTGCAGCAATTCGTTGTTCTAATTCTTGTTTCTTTGCTTCGATCTCATGAAGCATCTTTTGATATTCGTTCATATTAATTTATCCCATAAGCTGCATATACACTATACCTAAGGGTGTGCATTTACTGAAAGCGACAATTAAGAATCTTATGCTTGATATCAATAAGGGTAATGCCCTTGTTTTCAAGAATTTGTCTAAATTCTTTTCTATCAACATGAAAGGCCTTAGTAATTTCTTCGGCTATAAGTGGAGCATATTCAAGCAAGGTATTATAACTATCAGAATCCATTGCTTCTTTACCCCGCAAATGCAATTCGACCGCTTCTATTAACAACTCTTTATACTTATCCACATCAATTCACCCGGTAAGAAACATTCACATTATACTGATAAAAGCTCATGGTTGAAGGATCGCCAATCGCTGATGAATGCCCTGCATCTAAAATATCAGCCTGAAGCATCTCCAAACCACCTACCTTATAGAATTGCATGTGCTCAGCCCACTTATCAGCCAGCTTAGATAATTCCAATGTTCCAGAGTGAAGCGGTGCAAATAACTGGATAAATATAATGCCAGGTGTGCGAGTGCAAGGCTGATCGCCAATACTGGAAATAAATGTTCCGGCATTCTTTACTGTGACTTTTGCCCAGATTTCTCCAGTTGGTGGCTCATATGGTTTACCACCGACAAGAGGATTGTTTGCTAATTGGATATTCGCTTTCGGCATGCCAGTGAATGTGCCAACGCGCGCAAGAATCGCTTGTAAGGCTTGGGTATTGGTCATCATTTGTATTTCTCACAAACGTATCGAAATGAAAGCGCGTAGACACCATTGGGTGCCTGCTGACTGTGACCATTTTCCAAAGCTAGGCCATATGGACTATTAGTCTGGATATATACAAGACCGCCTATTTTCGCTGTAGATGCTATTTGCAGTCCTTCACGTAGCGTTTCATTGCCCGAAATATCAAAGCTCTTCTCATAAGTATTCTGTGGACTATCAAGTGTTACTTTGTGCGATGATCTGAATTCACCATCCATAACAGGTGAAAGCACAATAACTCGCTGTAGTGTTTCACCTACGATCTTTTTAAGGTGGTCATCTGCGGTTTTAAGCATATCAAGCGCAAAATTACTCGGTTTATTTTTCCAGGCCATAAATTTTACCCATTAAAAAACCCACCGAAGTGGGTTAATGTCTTTAATTAAACTTCTTCAACTTGAATCTTTTTTGAAATGTAGAATATGGTGTGATCTCAATTATCAGCTTTTCCAGAGCCTTGTTATAAAGATTCAAGTCATCATTATTTTCTCTAACCATTTTTTTATAAACAAAAGGGTTGTCTTTGTGATTGTTGGCGCAATTTCTAAGTAAGATATATACCCTATTGGACTTTTCCGTATAATTTTTTAGCAGCTCAATTAAATTTGGCTCTTTAAGACAAGAATCAAGATAAAGGCTACTTCGAAAAATATTCTGAGAAACCACATTGAGTCTTTCAATCTTTTCACTTATGAGCTCGGTGCTTGATTGTGTCTCAAATCGCAGCAGCGAAACAATTGTGGCTTCCTCTAACACATTCTTTATAAACTCTTTTGTCTCACTTGCGATAACCTCTTTCCCTTTCTGATTATGCCAAACGCGATATACAACAAAAGCTATAATAAAAGGCGTTAATATTTTTATTAGCTCATTCCAATTAATAGCGCAAAATTCCATAAATCTCCCCTAAATTTAGAGGGATATTACTAAACTTTCCGCAACTGGCAAACCCAAATACTACCTGTTGGATCAGCCCCAATATTCACCACCTTAAAACCACCTCTGACAGTAGTCCAAACATCACCAATCTGCGGAATGCCTGTCACTTCATTCTGCAGCACGATAGCCTTAGAGTCCGTCACCTGATAATCAGTCGGCTTAACCATATCTTTTAAATACGAGCCAAACAGGACGCCACGCCCTGAATATGACTCATCACCAACAATGGGATAAGTCTGCGTTTCAAAATCAAACTCACCTGAGTAAATCAGTTTTTCACAGGTGAAGGTATCGACAGCATCGGCCAGATCTTCATCGAATGCAGCTGCGAGTTCTTCCTGGAGTTCATCTCTCATACCCATAGCTAAATCCTTTTAAGAAACTGTACTGAAGACCGCTTGGTATAGGGTTTGATCAGATCAAGGATGTATTGCTCATAGGTGTTTATATCTTCCGAACCTGCTGCAAAGGTTTTAGACACACTGGTTCCAGATTGAGCCGATATCGTCTTGCTCACGACAGTGGCAGCTTTACCTTGATAAAGCTTACCCGCCAGAATCCCCTTAATAATCTCGTAGGAGGCTAACTTAAGCGGCTTTGGCACCTGACTAGGTTCAAGATACTCTTTTACGTTACGCGAGCGCAAATACGCATCCACTTGGGAGAGTAAACGAGCCTTGTCACTAGCGCTTTGACCAGCAAATTCAGGCACGTTTTCCAGCACTTCTGTTTCAGTGACAAAGCTCATTGGTTTATTCCTTTGGTTGATCCGCTTCTTCGGCTGCTTTCGCGGCTTTAGCTTCTGCAGCAGTAGGCTTTTTGGCCTTAGCTTCCAGTTCTTTGACTTTGGCCTTTAATTCATCATTTTCAGATGTCAGCTTTTTAACCGCTTCCCGCTCTTTATCAAGCTGCTCAGTCAATTCGGTATTTTCAGCTACCACCTTTTCACATTCGGCTTTCGCTTCATCAAGGCTGGCCTGAAGCTCAGGAGTGATGCCTACATTCAGTGAAACCGCTTGGTTTTTAGGTTGATTGTCGAGAAATGCATAGGCTTGATCGACCAGATCGGCATCTGGAAAATCTTCATCTACTTCAACTGAAGTCACACCACCGATTACACCCAAGAATGAGCTTCGATAACAAACATCAGGATCGGGATGCTTGGGAATATTTTCTGTATAAACTACTTTCATCTTTATGCTCCAAAACAAAGGCGACCGAAGTCGCCATGTTTATTAAGGTGTTGCTGTGCCAGAGATAACCGCAGCAAATGGAACCTGCTTACGATCAAATACACGCTCCCAGTTTGCAGCATTAGCATACTGCGCAATAGTCGGAGAGGTGTTTGGACTGGTATTGCCCTTCCAGGAGAAACCTGCAGGTTGCAGCAGGTAAGTCTTACGTTCCCAGAGGATTTCAGCACCACCACCATTACCACCAGATGGCTTACGCTCAAGCTCAACAGGAACTTTAGGTGTACCCTCACCGTAACCGAATGCACCGGCACCAAAGATCAGAGATAAATACTGGCCATTGCCGTAAGTCAAACCATCATCCATAAAGATTGGTTTACCTAGGTAAGTGGCCAAGATAATGCGACCTTCGGAGTCTCGTAGGTATTCAATTAGATCCTGCTTCACCATCTGGTTCATTACGACTGAGTGAACACCCATTGCTGAGAACTGATCGGCCGTATCACCTGCAGTAAATGCCGCATCCTGGAATGCACCAGCTGAGATGGTAGCACCCGCATCAATGACCATGTCTCCACCGTCATTTGCGATATTGGAAGCAATCACACCTCGGGCAGAGCCAAGTAAGTAACGCTGCCATTGGCGCTCCCAGTATTTACCGAAGCGGTTGCGAATGTGCTGCATTGGCTCTGAATTGGCTAGTTCAGCTGTTAAATCCGCTACACCATATCCTTTGTTTAGATACAGTGTACGAGCTTGCATTGAACCTTGAGCTGCTTTACCAACTTCACCCAGATCGTCTGGATCATCATTGGACAGGTTAGGCGCTTCATCTGCATCTAGATCTTGCCAGTATGCAATCGTAGAAGAGCCTTGGCCGTTATTGGCAATCGCATCTAATGCTTCGTTTTTAACAACGATGCCAGATTGATAGACTGCCGTTTTTTCAGGGGAATTAACTGGATCGAGTGTCTGGTAATAATCCCCAACAAAGATATCCGTTAATTGTGTAGTGGTACTTGGCATTTATTATGCCTCCTTAGTTTTGACTAATTGCTGAAATGCATTTGGATTTTCACGAGCTAAAGTGGCTCGCTCTGCTTCTGTATAGTCAGACCATTTTTTGTTTGGAGTACCCGAACCAGGTGCACCAGAACCATTTGCTTTAGGCCAGAAATAAGCTTTCTTCTCACGTAAGCCTTCAACCCATTCTTTTGGAGACAGAGGATTGATGCCGTCTTTCCCAATAATCACTTCCCCATTTTCATCGATGGCCACAGCCTTGCCGTTTTCATCTAGAGAGAATTGGGATTGAGCTAAGAAGGCAATATCTGCTGTAGCCTCACTTAAGGCCCCTAGCTCTACTGCTGCTTGTACAATTTGACCCTGGACCACGGACTGCTTGAACTTATTTGCATAAGCTTCGGCTTTGTCTGCACGCTGCTTTTCAGTTGAAATTAAGCGTTCATGTTCCTGCCGCATCTTTTCGGTACGTTTCTGGATGACTTCATCAATCTTGCCCTCGGCAATAAGCTTTGACTCTTCATCCTGACCGACTTTATTCAACAGCTCCTTAACCGCAGTAAGATCTACACCTTCTAGCTGAGACTTAATCCCACCTAGTTCGGTTTTAAGATCTTTATTGGCTTGAATCAGCTCGGTGTTTTTGGTTTTCAAACCCTGCACCTGCTCATCGACAGCTTTTTGAATGGCTGCTTTAACTTCTGGGTTTTCTAAATCAATTTGGTCTGACATTGTTTTATTCCTTGAATAACCGCCTAGCGGATTTGAGATACCTGAGCTTTGCGCAGGCATAAAAAAAGACCCGTTTGGGTCTAGGTTTGAGTTTGGTTTATTTAATTACTTCTACGGTGGCACCACTTTGATTCATGATGTACATCTGATCGCCCTTATAAATAAAGACATCGACATAACCAAACCCACCGATATTATCCTTAGGTATCTCTGGTGAAAGGTGGGTGTGTTCTGAGATTCTGAGAATCGCCAAGCAGGGCTTCTTGTACTCACTTTTGGTGGCGCTATCACGACTGATCACATTAATATCTTCAACCACCTCACCTTCATCATCTAGATAAATGCTCGAGATTAGGTGTGGGGTTGAAACATTATGGCTTCCTGCTAGTTGGTGCGCTTCACTCCATTCTGCCGCCCCATCTTTATATATTTCCACAACATCAAGATTTACAATATCCGTTCGGCTGTCTTGCATTAATTTAACTGTAAACATTTCTGTTTCTCCTGCTTCTGCTTTCAGTAAAAAAGAGCGCCTTAGCGCCCCTTCGGTTATTTGGGCTTTGTCCAAGCCTTCAAAATTAAGTCATAAATGATTTGTTGTTCGGGGAGTGGTCATGATTGCTCCCGAAATATAAACTCAACCCTGCCTTTAATAATCTCGGTCAAGATTTCATCTCTTTTCTCATTTAAAGCAAAACTACCATCTCTATTTTGCTTGTGCTTTTCGATATAACCTTGCTCTTGGTCAGCCACAATCACATGATTATGCTGAATACCATCCACCAGAACACGCACACCTTGGAACTTGCGCTGAAGCTCAGGATCAGCTGTTAGATCATCAACAGTTACTCTCATAGCCCCAACTCCTTAAACGTTTTAGCATCCAGCGCTTTCAACTCATCCAGTGTGTACATAGCACCTTGCGGATCGACAAACTTATCGATGCTGTAATTGCCTTCTTTGTAGAGCTTGTAACGCGATAGACCGAGCCACTCTTTCTGGAAAAACTCATCTGTCTGATCAAAGAAGTCTTTAAATGAAGTGTTGGCATCAAGCTGGCCTATCAGATCCTTACGCTCATCCTTTGGAATATCACGCACCTTACGTTCATCCATCACAAAAGGACGTTTGCCAGATAGCTTTCCGTCTGCATCAACTCCCACGAGAATACTGCGGCAGTTATAGTGCAAAGGCGGCCTTGGGTGTGGCTTATCAATCTCATACACCGACTGATCCAATACAGAACATTGCTTGGATGTTCTCCCATCCAAAGTACTGACGAATTTCACATGAGTGAATCCAAGTGCCTTCCAAGTATCGTCATATGAAATATTCGCCACATGACTTCGTGCGGTCCGAACCGTGCGTTCAATCTCTACCTTGGTCGCATCCCAGATACCGCCAACATAAGCGTACTGATTGCCTACCTTGGTTCGCTTGCCACGAATACGGGTAATGATTTCCTGATTGGTTTGGCCCTGATTGATACCATCACGAATCGCATATTCAACCTGCTTTCGAGCCTTATCCAGTACAAAGCCAAACATTTCATTAATGAGCTGACCGCCTGCCAATGGAGTAGACTTCGCTTTTTTATAAAGCCGCTCCCCACTGACCGAAGCTGCTGCACCTGTCATTAACTGACTGACGTACGATGCTTCATACACCGCCATGCTAACCGCTGATTGATGAAAGGTTTCCGGCACCTCAACTGAAATCTCTTTAAATTGGTCATTCAGCAGGTTTCGAATCTCTTTCAATTGATCAGTTGTATATTGACCACTCGCCAATGCGATTCTTTCAGCGTCAGACAGGCTTTCAAGCAATTCCCTTAATTCTGACACCATCTTATTAGACAGACCGTAAAATCGGCTTAAAACCTCATTTATAGCTTGGGTTGATGCTCGATAGCTATAGGCTGAATGCTGACTTAAGGCGTTAAGTATTGCTCGTTGTGCTATTTGGTCGTTCATAGCTCACTACTCAGGTCGTAAGATATGGGAAAGCTTCCAGTCTCCATCAAACCCAAACAATGGTGCAGGGTGGCTGCCACACACATCATCAAGATATATCCAGAACCCACCATCCCTACCGTCAAAATCACAAGGTTCTAACACCTCAGATGCCATCCATCTGCCTCTAAGCCCCTGAACAGGACTTAGTTCAGCCACCCACGACTTTGCCCAATCAGGCGCTTGCCGCCAGTCAATTAGTTCACCAGCTTTTGCGCGCTTGGATAAATTTTCCCTTAAATCACATGCAGCTTTCAGAATGTCTTTTTGAAAACATCCAGCACCAAAAATGTCATTACCAACTTGACTTGGTTTTTTCATACGTTGGTTTTCACATGCGTCCCAAAGTTTCCTGCACTCACTTTTTAATTCAAGCGGAAGGTTGAGATTTATAAACACTGCTTCAAAAGCTTTTTCAGAATTATTCATAGTTCATACCTGGTAAAGCACCAGCATTCTCTTGCTCGACTCGCTCCAGCTCATCCTTATACTCATGCTCAGGCAAATTACCCGTTGCAATGTATTCCCAATAAGTCTGGAATGAGTTTTTACCAGCAATGGCGCCTTCATAAAGCTGTTTAGCCAACTCAATATCATATGCGGTAGAGCTGAACTCTGGCTTAACACTGAATGTATATTTTGATGGATCCAGCTTTAACCACTGAGCCGCATACTTGATTGCCTGCTCAATTGCTTCAGCTGCACACATAACAATGCTATGTAAGCTTGCATGCTGATCTTCTTGTCTAGCTCGACGCGCTTCACCTGACTCTTGCGTATTGGTATCAATAACCTTGGCACCTGCTTCTAATGCTGCATTTTTCTGTGCATCCATTTCAGCTTTGGTTTTATCAATACCAACTCCTTGAATCTCTAAGTATCCGCATTTCGCTTCTGGTGGAAGTAGCCATGCTGCCATTACACCCGTTACAGAAACATCATCGTCAGCACCCAATCCGCTAATCCATGGTTGCGGATGAGCTGTGTGATGCAAAGACTGGAAATAATCAGCTGATAGCTGGTAATACTTCAGTGCAGCCTTAGCCATAGTCAGTAGCGGTACAGTCCCTACACTTGGCGCATTGTCTGTCGTGCCACAAAATACAAAAGGCGTGAAACTTAAACTGTTACTACCTAGTGTCGGAGTTTTATCCTGCTCAGCACTGCCATCAAATAAGCGAACATTCAAAGAACCATCTTTTAGACCTAAAACCCGGTGAACAGTCTTAGTGCTATGGCTAAATTCATCTTCACTATTCTCGAATTGTTCCTCGAGCACCACCAGATTTAAATCCCGACGCCCACCAACATTGTTTTCCTTCCAGTTAATAATGGATAGAGCGTTATAAAGCGCAAAATATGGCTTCCCGTCACCATCCACATCAACTAAAAGACCACAACGACCATATTCGAGTAGCTCCAGAACGACCCGGATAAATAGCTGTTTTAAGCCAAATCCATCATTGGTGGCGTTTTCGCTTAGCCCAGCCATTAGATTACTAGGCAAATTGATTTCAGGATTCAGTTTAGATACCAGCCCAATCATTGTCCGTAGTGAATCTTGCACCCATAAAGGATATTGCGCCCGGGAGACATAGCCCTTATAGATTTCACCGGTTAGATCGCCTTGCTTTTCAGCTTCAACCATCCCTGCTGATTTTGATAGATATTGGGTCGTTGCCAACTTAATAGCTTCTTCACCGGCTACAGCATCCTGCATTACCTGCCAGCTTTTCTTTGCAGCAATATACTGCGGATGTTGATCTGTAACTGCCATAAATACACCAATAAAAAAGCACCCCGAAAGGTGCAAAATGTTTAAGCCATACCACGGATTCTTCGAACCCCAATAGCCTTTTTATTAACAGGAAATAGATAAGCAACTGGATATGTGCCAGCATCATTCATGTGGTCAAAGCCTGCTTTTTTATCTGGTTGTCCATTCTCGTCATAAATCTGACGTTCCTGACATTTCGCAAAGTGTGGACACTTGGATGTATTCACAAACAAGCGTCTTTCACCCAGTGTATTGCAGAGCAATGAGTTCATAGAGTTGATGCGGTCCTTCACAGCCGGGTTGGATGCATTCACATACACCTTAAAGCCTGCCTTTTTCAGCATCGCAATATCGGTTTCACTGGCGTTATTGGATTTGCGGTTATCGCCTGAAGCATCTGGGTGCACACCAATAGAGTGTTTTGGGTACCGCTCTTTAATCGCTTCAATCATTGCAGGCGTATCAAACAGATTCACAAACTCATCTACTGCATGCATGGTGTCACCACGACGCACATAAACCACAGCAGCCATTTTGGTAACGTTAAAGTCCATGCCGATATGAAGCGTGTCACCATCCTGAACCGTTTCACTTGAGCTATTGAGTACCCGGTTAAAGCAGTAATAAATAACGCCCTGATAACTCTCAAAACTAGCTTCATATTCCTGACTGAATGTTTTCGGGTCCATCTTGCGCTTGGCAACAATGATTTCCGATTCAGGAATATTTCCGCCTTGCAATGATGTATACGAGAAGCTTCGACAATCAGGCTCATGACCCGGCTGACCATCCATGAAAGTGTCATAGCAATGGTTGAAGCCTTTCGGTGTACCAATCCTTAAAACATGACCACCAACACGCTGCTCACCACTCACGATGTACTTACAGGTTGAAAGCATTGGGCGTAGGACTTCTTCCCATGCAGCCCACTTACAGTCTGCCCATTCATCAATGATCAGGAAAAATAAGCCGGATCCACGAAGGTCATCATAGTTATCCAGACCAACCACACGCATGACATGACCACTTTTTAAAGTGATCGTGCATTCAGTTTCGTTGGGCTTTCCTGCGCGCCACGATGGCGGAATCGCCTGTTTTAATCGTTTCCAGAAGACACGCTTGGCCTGCTTGAATGTAGGTGCTGCATACCAGATTTCATCTTCAACCGACACATTCCATTTTGCTGCCAGTCGCGCAGCTCTACGCATCTCAGCCTTGGCCAAGAATGTCTTGCCAAAACGTCGACCACATACAGCATCACGAAAACGCGCTTCTTTTTGCCAGCCCCATAAGTAGATATTGGCCTGCTTTGGTGTAAGAGTGACTGCACCTTCTGGTGGCTCAAAGAATTGGCTCATTTGGAATTTCCTCATCAGGGTTCAGGCTGATTTTGTAATCTTCCTCAGGAGGTCGAGTTGCAGGAGGTCTTACTTCTTTTTGCAGTTTCTCAAGCTCTAAACGCTTAATCTCAATTTCAATCTGTTCTTTTTCAGATAAACCACTTGGACCAGCACTTTTACCTGACTGCAGCAGTCCTTGCGCCTGTTTAAGCACGTTCTGCCGCATGACTTTGTTTTTACCCCAATCGTCATACATCTTTTGGAGTTCTTTAAAGTGGAATGCTTTGTTGGCAATCGGAATGTCTTCAATATTCTTTTTAAAATCTTCCCGGGTCCTGTAAAACAAGTCCTTTAATTTTTTACTTAGATTTCGACCAGCCTGTTTGGTTGGATCATAAAGCTGTACTTGCTTTCTATTAATTTCAATCCCAAATTCCTGCTTGACAGTATCAGCTACCTGTTGAGGGGTTTCAAAGCAAGCAAGAGACTGAACTATAAAGATTTTTACAGGCTCTTTAAGTGCCGCCATACCTACCTCTTTGTCTAGCTACGTCTAGCAAAGCAGGCAAAAAAAATTAAGCCAACTTCAATAAACACGTACCGCATGCATGAGCAATATTAGCCCGAGATATAGTTGGACCATCATTTGCAAGCTCTACCATTTTTTGGACATCTGGTGATGCACCGTAACGCTGGACTACACCATGGAATTCTTCAACGTCGTGGCTTCTCATTGTTAGTGATGCTCTACCAAGTGAATCAAACATAGGTCCGTTCTGACCTTCTTTCTGCGCCAAGTGATAAAGCTCATGTTCAATCAAAGCCATGAACTCAGAATCACTGCATTCAGCACAGTAATGAGCATCAAGCGTGATTAATGCTTTCGGTAGAAAACCAAACCATTTAATCATCTGAGCTTCTTGCCGATACTTCTGCCATCCACTCACTTTGAATTGAATCAACTCAGCCTGACCAAGAACACGACGACCACGTTTTACAAATGCAGAATCACACCAAAGGAAAGCCACACCATCATGTTCAATCAAATGCGCATGGTCTTCATTGAATAGCTCACTATTCTCATTCAGGATGCAGAAGTGAAGCCACTCATAAATCTCTTGTGCTGGCGCAAATAAGGATTCTTCACACCACTCATGCTCAAGAAGCTCTTTTGGCGGGTATGGTCTTTTCATAATCTTCACCCAATAAAAAACCTCCCGGAGGAGGTCTTATTAAAATCAACATTGAGAGTTTTTCTTTCGCATCATTTCCATTATTTCTTGTGCTTTAAACATTGTGCGGAGAAGCTTTATAAAATTTGAATTAATTCTTGCTCCAAGAATCCTACCCTTTCTTGTCTCTAACTCAATATGAGTATAGTTTCTTGATACTAAATTTATAAAATCATCAGCATTAGTATATTTTTCAGGGTTAGACTCATAATAGTTTTTCAATTCAGTTAGGCAGAAAGTTTTCTTTTGTATAGCGGTCTTATGTTTTCCAAAATCTATTTCTAGAGTATTAGGACCAACTAAATATAGCTTTCTGGTAGACAAATTAAGCAATTTGTTATTTGTGCTAATTGTAGGCATTGAGCTCATCCAGTTTTTTGATTATTTGGATTGAGCATATCACTAGTCCATCACATATTTAAGATCATCTGGACAAGTCAGCTTTACACCGTCTTTCAAGCACCACATCTCAATATCAGTTAAGAATTCAGCCATCTGCTTTGTCGTGGCTTCCGTGATACTCATTCGATTTGATACAAACTGTCTTAATGGCTCATAACCCGAACTACCTGATTTTTTAAGATCACGCATAACCCTAAATGTTTCTGGATACTCACCCACATTGTCACGATTAAAAATGATCGACAGATATTTGTATTTGAAGAATGCTGCCGATTCCTCTTTATCCAAACCGCGCTGCTCTCCATACTCAGTCATCCATAGCCAGTACAGTCTGCGCTGAGCATCCGAAAGCTTGTCTGCCTTCTGATCAATCACCACCCTTAACGGCTTACCCTCATTAATCGCCTGAGTGTAATTGGTATGCATGTAGTTAATAGCTTTGGTGATGTCAGCATGCGACTGGATAGGAAACACGGCTTTTTGCATTTCCTGCTCCCAATAAAAAAGACGCCTAATAGCGCCTTTTCAATATCCGTTATATCAAACTAATGATGATTCAATAATATTCTCATGCCTACCTGATATATCCAGGCTTTCTAATGCGCATAATTGTAATTTCTTCAATATATCTAAAGTTAAATTACAAACAGGGCTAATGATCCCTGAAAATCTTTTTTGCAGCACTTCATTTGCATTTAATTCATAAAATTCATCCAGGCAAACCCAGGTACATTTTTTAAAGTAGCAAGAGTGCTGAGGGAGGTAGAAATTATGCAATCGATCATTTGGCTGACAACCAAATGTTATCCCTCTGCCATGTTGTCTTGATGTGGTTTTAGCTACAACTGCAACCCCACTATCCCAACCAAGTACAACAAAAAGCTTTTCCCCTGACTCACCATCATGAAAACTAAAATTAGTGTCAAAAAATACCGATCCTGGCGTCATGATAGTTTTTCGATAACCTCTAATCGGTCTTGAGCAATACGCTTCATCTCATCATATTCTTGTCTTCTAAAAGCAAGATCGTATGGAATTAGACCGCGTTTATTGTTTTCAATATTGTAGATTTGATGCCAAGGTAAATTTTCCAGGTGGGTTGCCTCAATCATATCCTCAGCAAGAGTATCTCTATAGGTAGCCACAAGGTCATTCATAATCTTTAATTCTCGTTTTGTAAAATAACTAGAATCAAAGTCTTTTTTAGTTTCTACCTTAAGCATTATGTTCTTACCTTGATGCACAGGAATTTCTTTGAAACTTAAAATTTCTGCCATATCTGGTTCAGGTGAACTTATTTCATCAAATAACTCTACCGGCACAGGCCCCATTTGCCATGCAAAGTAATCCATTCCAGTTACATTTCGACCAGTTAATTTATAGTGTTCAAAGTCAAGAAAATATAAAAGCTTGAACAATTTTATCTTTCCGCACTTCTCTACGTTTTTTGCAAAAAACGCTACAGAATGCAGAAGCTTTTCACGATCACGATTTATGAGCATAGCACCTCACCTCTGGGTTAATGATACCAAATCAATGACAGTAAAAGCAGAAAAATTGCATATTTGAGAGTCACCTCATCAAAACACCTCTTTATCTTCCATCGCCAACATCCGATCCACTCTCACCAACCATTGATCAAACATTGCTTCACTCTCAGCCCGATTACCCAACTGGAAAGTATCAAACTTGAAATGACAGGAATGGCATAGCGGCACGGTGAACTCATCACTGGCCTTAATCCCTCTACCCTTACCATGCTTGGCACTATTCGAATGAGCAGCCTGACTATGTGGATTACCGCATCGGATACACGGCAGCTTTCTGATTGCTGCGAGTCTTTTGGGGTTGCGCATTTAATTGTTCTTCTATGCCTGCAATCTGCTTGTTTACTTTGCGAAGTTCAGCACCGCACATTTCTTTAAATGCATAGCTTGAATACAGATGGTTGTAATTCATCAATCGGCTGCGGTTCTTTTCGAGTACTTCTAAATTCCGTTTTGCTTCTACTGTGTCCATATTCACCGACCCTGACGCTTATACTTGCGTCTCTTTGCCTGACTTACACGATTAGGCTTTGATTTGTTTGATTGTGACTCACCCCACAAGATTGAATCCCAATCACCACCACTTGAGCGTGAGTATTCCGCAAATGCCGTACCTAGCATTGCAGCAACAACCATTCGACCTAATCGCATATCCACCACCAATAAGAAAAGAAAAACCCCTCAACATCTAGAATGCGAGGGGCTTTGTTTGCCGTAATACGTTCGGCTATTTAAGGTTTCGATTAAAGTGTATTGTTTGTGTATAATTTACGTTAATAATAACTTAAATTTTATGTTAATTTGATCACGCTTTATTTTTTGAATATATATCTCATCATGAAACTCCCTTTTCTATATTCCGTACAAGGCGCTTTTATATGTATGTCTTTGGCTTGTTTGGCGTTGGCTACAACTTCACATGACAAGTTCTTTTTAGAAATTTTAGGGCTTCTAGCCTTGTCAGCGGTTTTAGTGGGCCTAGAAATCAAGGATACTAAATATGATCTTTTTTATTTGCAATAAAACACAGGCAATATATTCTTACTCAGACCCCATTTTTTAATGGGGTTTTTGCTATTCAACCTCTTTCAAGCAATCACGGCACACCTTGATTTCTTCATCATCAATCGTGTGATCAATCTCGGTCGCACCATGTAGGCCGAATAAGCAAAGTAGGAACTTAAACATATTCTTCTCTTAAAAAAAGCCCGCTTAGCTGGGGTGAGCTTAAACGGGCTGCATTTACATCATCTACTTTTTGTTGTGAAGTTCTAGGAATGAACACAAGATATCATTTGCTCATCACAACTAAGTATAAGAAATATATGCAGAATGTTTTAACACGTAATAATTAAGTTATATTTATTAATAACTTGATCATCATTTACTCAAAAAGATCACTTAATAATCAATCTTGTCTATCTGGCACGCCCAGCAGGATTCGAACCCGCATCACCGATTTTGGAGACCGATGCTCTACCAGTTGAGCTAATGGCGCTTTATTTTAGGCAACAAAAAAGCCCACCTTTCGATGAGCTTCTTCATAGCAACGTTTCCAAAGTCGGGAGTGTCACAGGAAGATCCTGCTAAACTGATCCGCATAGGCAGTTGCCGCCATAGATTTAATTTATCACACCTTTCGATGAGAAAAAACCCGCATTTAGTGGGCTATTTAAACTCTATATCGTGTATCTAAAAATGACACACAACTTTTGCTGCACTCGCTTCATTGTTAGAGCGCAGATCATTTAAAAGATTAAAAAGATCTTCTTGAAACGATTTTGACTCAAGATCAATTTCCCAGGTCACCTGATGATTATCAATAATCTTAGTTATTTCGGCTTTAGTAACCAACCCAAAAGATAATGAATCAATATTCTTTAATTTTTGAATCTCATCAATCAGTGTAATTTTATTATGCTTGATACTCATGATCTTATGCCCTTACGTAAGCATTAAAATTATACATGGTATTTCGTATAACAAAAAATGATGTGAGGATTAGACAACAAAAAAGCCCACCACTTGGCGAGCCTTTAAATCAATCTAGTGCTTTAACGTACACTTCGATCACTATAACAGAAATATGCCATATCTTGGCATGCCAGTCAAATACTATTCGATTCTCAATCGTTTATCGTGCCCAGCTAGATAAAACTTACCTGCATAGATCATATTTCGCAGAACGTTTCGACCCAATTTGAATTCTTCTTCCATCTTGCGATCTGATAGCCCACGTACATTACGCTCTACAAATAACTGAACCGCACGCTTACCAGACTCACAAACCGAACTCGACTTATTAAAATCTACAATCAACTTCCGCACCTGCTCAGCCTCAAAATCATTAATCTGGCAAATCACCTGATCCTTACGCGGTGCTACCCCTTTGTTATTTTCAAGAATCAGCCAGTAGATCTGATTAACCCCAAGCGAATCCGGCTGATGTCCTGACTTCATACGTGAAATCTGGATGTATGCCCCATACTGCTTAAGCCAATCTTCAATACTAAAACGCCCCCAATCCATCACTTCTGTCTTCACCATCGCATTCATCCCTATTCCCTCTTAAATCTTTTCTAAGTCTAAAATTGTCATTGTTCCCCAATGCACTGCACCAGTATCAATCCAGTAGCAGTTATCGCGCTTGCATGGCTTCTGGGTAACCGTATGTCCCATGATTACTGCATCAATGCCGGACACATGGGTGTATTGTGGATTATCATCATTCAGGCGCTCGCGGCCCCACATAGCTAATTCTGTTGGGAAGCGTTTGTGATCAATAATGTGTTGAGCTTTATCAAAATTATTAAGCTCATCCTTAAACTCATCCCAGTCATTCTGCTCAATATGACCATGGACAAAACCGAACTTTTTACCCTTGTGGCTAATCTCTAATGCAATCGGTAGTGTTTTTAATTTTCTAATGATTTCGCGCTGAACCTGATAATCCAGGTCATAAAACCACTCACCGCCATTTTGAATATGGCAATTGAAGTAAGAGCGATTAACATCACCCATGATGACCAAATCTTCATGATTACCCTTTACGGATGTAAACCAAGGCTCATCAATCAGGCTTACACATTCTTCATTCTGGGTGCCTCGATCCACCAGATCACCAACCGCAACCAACAAATCATTTTCAAAGTCGAAGCCAATTTCTTTAAGTCGAGTCATAAGCAGGTTGTAGCAGCCGTGAATATCCCCAACAGCCCACAACTTCCCTTTAATTTCTTTATCCCAAATTTTTACTAAAGCCATCTCACCCTCGCTTAATTTCTGAAATTAGCAACATCGCAGCATCCCGTTGTTCTTGATTCGTTCTGCCTTGCCAACCTGTAATTCGATTAAAATCTTCTGCCTTCAACTTTGTGCGTGTCGGCTTTACCAGCACCACCGCTAAACCGCATTCTTTTGCCATCTCTGCGAGCAATTTACCCGTTGCGTGGTTCTCCCCTACATTCTTGGCAATCTTCTCTCCTGTGGTCTTAGAGTGGCCAAAGCGGAAATTGGATTTCTCATTCAACCAACCCGCTTCAATGACTACCTTTTTGATTTCATCCTGATGCATGCGGAATAGCTCTACAGTTTCAGGAAAGGTTAAGTTTTTAAGTTCCAGTGACTGCCCTAAGACAGCCACTCCTGATTTTTCCAAGTCTGGATCAATGCCAATAATTAGGTCAGCCATTGGTACCTCGCAGGGCTGCTTCCAACATTCTTCTAATTGGGTTCAGGATCTGTACTTTTGCCTGCCACCAGTTTTTGGTCTGCATATCGGTTGCATCAGTTTTTAAATCTCTAAAGCATTCAGTTTGTCTTTTCACATGTGTTAAGGCTTTGTCAGTAGCGCTATGTAACTCATCCCGCTCTTTCTTCACCTGGATATAACAAGCCTCCATGTTGTTGAGCTGCTCTTTCAGCCCCTCAACCTGCTTCTCATACTTTCGCAGATCAGCATCCTGCATCTTGATTACTTCATCCATTTCTCTGATGGCGGCTTCTTTGGTTTGCTGGCCGGCCAGATATGCGTCATGCATGTTTCTTGTAGGTTTGTGGGTGTATCGATCACCTTCTTTTTCACACATATCCAAACCAGCAATTGGATAGTTTTCTTCTAGCCACTTTTCAAACTCACTCATCCCAACCACTCCAATCACCCCGAATCAAATCCTCAAACTGCTTACTTTCTTCATCTGCCGCCTGGTGCATCATTTCAAATTGCTGCTGAAGCAATTCCTTTTCCTGTAGATCAGTCGTCCGGTTGATCCGATCTCTTAATTCTGTAAATCCTGTCATGCCGCTCTCCCTAGTGCTTCAACCCATTTATCTAATTCAATCTGAGCAAACTGTTTAATTTCACGATCCTTGCTATGGCTTAAATGAGCCGCTTTAATGATGATTTGCTCAATCTTTTTCTGATTGCTTTTCTCATCCAGCTCAATAATTGAGATGCCATAACTAATTGCATTCCACTGGCTTTCCGAGATCCCTTTGTCCATCAATGAGACTTTGCTAACAAACTGCCGTGAACAATTTAAAACTTTGGCTAGAGCACTGGTCCGACCCACCCCCATCTCAAGCCAAGCACGTATTTTTTTATTTCTGCTCATCCTTGTGCTCCTGCTGCTTGCGCTTCCTTCTTGCGCTTTCTTAAGTCAGCCATATAGATTCGACATGCTTCACGAGTCTCTGGCGTTCTGATTCCATAGTTGTAGGCTTGGCGCTTTGCCAGAATTTCAACCCAATCCACGGTTTTGTTATCGTTTTGATCTTTCACACCCCACCCCCTACGCTTTTTCCTTTCCCTTGATGCATCTCCTGCATGGCGTTAAACATCGCCATTGGGAATGACATTCCTTTTTCCTGAAATTCCTTCACCTTGTTTTCAAGCCATGCTTTTTGTTCTGGTGTGGGTTCAGGTAGCCACGATTTAGGCTTGCCCTTTGGAATAGCTGTCGTACCAATCATTTTTGGTGGCACATACCACTCTTGAGAACGGCCTTGCATTTGTGCTTTAGCCAAGTAGGTTTCATAGATTGATTTGAACTGCTTGTAAGCCTCTTTCATACTTCCCTGCTCAACCAACCAGTAGACCGAATCCCATGCTTTTTTGGTCAGCGTGGTGACTTTCAGCTTCCCTTCCAGCAACTCAAGCTCTGATTGATTCGAGTAATCACAAGCACGCTGCCAAGCTTCTGTTGCTGTCCACCAGCTGCCAGCCATGCACCATGCTTTAAAATCAGAAAGTGTTGGGCAGAAATCACCTGATCCAGCTTTTGCATTCAACTGAGCCATGCCTTTTTGAAATTGTTCATCGGTCAACATTGCCAATGCGCCATTGATGATGTTTAGAATGCGACCCAAGTCGGTCATGCCGTTAAACTGGCTAATAAACTTGTGTCCATACATCACTTGCATGATGTCGTAGTATTCGCGCGCCTTGTCTAAGGCGATCCCGTTATGCACGACCCACCTCCTCAATCAGTAATGGCTTTTTTGGCTCACCAACATCAATCACCTGTCCCTGCTGTTGATCTAACTGCATACGTTGTTCAGCAAGAATCTGAGCTGTGGTTTTAGTGATGGTTTGTGGTTTTTGTGGCTGATCCTGATTACGCATAATCCATTGAACGAATTTCACTAGAGCTTTGTTATCAACCATTGGTTGATTTGAGTAATACAACTCGAACTGGGGTTGAAGCTCATCAATGTATTTTTGATCAACTGGTTTACGGCCAGATTTCAATAAATTCGCATTCACATAATCAAGGTCGAACGTATATATATATTGGTTACTGGTTATTGGTTCTTGGTTCTTGGTTCTTGGTTTATGGTTAAGGTTTTTTTGGGTTTCATTTTCAGAACCCAAATTAACCGAGCGGGTTTCTTCTGGGTTTTGTTTAGGTTGATTTTTAGGGGGACGACCACCCTTTTTACCGTTTTCACGGTTTTTATCAGCATTTGCCTTGTACCCAAGGATTTCAGCATCACAACGTTTATTGTGAAAACCGTCTTCTTCTTCGGTAAAGAAGTCAGCAAGCACATTTAGAACTGCTTGTTTTTCATCTTCGGTTGTTGCGCGTAACCGACGAAAAACCGACTGGGTTTCTTTGGGTAATGGTTTTTCATTTAAGTAGTAGAAATCTAATGCACGACGATAGAAGCATTCTTCTAAAGTTGAGAGGTGAACCGTGTCACGCATGAAATCGCCAATATGGTGTAGATATTTATGCATTAGTTACTCTCCACCTTTAAATACGCACCAACACGCTCACCTTCACGCTTAAGCTCATCAAGCATGTCATCTAGGCCAAATTGGTTTGCGCGGTCAATAAGCTCACGAATGAGTTCTTTTTTAGCCAGCTCTACATCTTCTGTTGAGTCATGTACTGCGCATTTATGCTCTTCGCATTCAATGCATTCAAATTCATACCCACTATCAACTAATTCATCTGCAATTCTGTTCAGGTGGTTGTCGTGAGCTGTCCAAATGAAATCACACACATCTTCGATTGTTATGCTCATGCTGCTACTCCTTGCTCTAACCACTTCGCAATTCGAGTAATCAATTTTTGAGTCAGTTTTACTTGGGTAAATACCTTTTCACCCGATTCAAATAAGCGAGGTGCAGAAGTCACAACATGAATAAGTTTTTGATCAACTGACTTTTGATAAGCCTGAATTTTTCCGTGCTGGTCTCGGTATACAACCTTTTGATCAATTAGGTATTGCACCAACTGGTTTTGACCAACTTTGAGGACTTTTGCAGATTCTCGAATGCCTAGCACGTTGGTGCAGTCAGCAATGCGATCCAAGCCTTTAGCTTTTGGCTCTAGGACTGCGACTTTTTGAGTAAGCTCAATATTTAGTTTGGCTTGAACTTCGATTGCTTGAAGCAGGTGTGCTGGGTTGGTGATGTCGAAGCTATTCTTAGCCTTAAGCGCTTCTTCCATTGCGGTCATGCGGTCAAACACTTGAGCTTGTAACTCATAGCTATATGACATAGCCATGAGGCAAGCTTCGCGTTTTGGGAAGTTGTAGATATGGCGCGTGTTATTGTTGCCGTAGTTTTGCGTTCCGATAAATTTCGGAGCGTGATTCCCACCTAAAACACCTGGGACTTTCCGCATAAAGTCATCATGACGAAGTTCTTTATATGATTTTTCAGTGGTAGCAATCTCTTTACGATGAATGTTAATAAAATCAACAATCTCAGGTGATGACATTGTTACTTCGTTTATGTTAAAATTTCCTTGTGTTAACATATTCATGTTTACTTCCCTCATAGTTAGTGAACAATCCAAAACGCTTGATTTCGCAGATCAGGCGTTTTGCTTTTTTGGGTTATCAATACAAGCTTGGATCTGTTTATCCAGCTCAGCCAATGCAACATGCATCTGGTGAATCACCTTCGACATGTCTTTTACTTCACCCTCTGTAATTCGACCATCCGCCATGATTTCGCGGAACAGGCTCATCACATCACCGCCCTTCATTCCAATACACAGCACTTTATCTGTTAGCGATAAATCGCGGCACTCGGGGATTTCAGGCAGATCAATTGCAATCTTTCCGTGTTCAGGGTTTAGTTCCTGTAAAACACGAAAGTCGCCAGTCATAGCCATCATTTTTGATGCTTCAACCAGTGATAAATGGTGAGTTTCGGTATTTGGATTTACCTTGCTGTTAAGTACGGCTGCACTTTTCATTCCCATGCGTGGTGCTAATGCAGCTGCACCACCTGGATAATCGTGAACCGTGTTGTATGCAGCATCTAGAATGTTCATGTGATATTCCTTCGAACGTATTTTCTGTTTGAAACGTTTGGTTTAATGAACTACCAAGAAGCCAAGGCTTGACGATCAGCTTTTAACTGACCACGACTTAACAACTCATAAATTGCTTGGGTGCCTAAAGGAATTCCTTCCTCCTCCCAGCCAGCAATAGTTGATCGGCCTTTCTTGATTTTTTTGGATAACTGGGAGTTGTTTTCTACGTTATGAAACTTTCGTAGGTCAGCAACGTTCATCGTTCTATTCCCCGAACTATATTGTTCGGTTTATTGAATCACTTGTTCGGGTAACTGTCAACTAATTTGTTCATACTTCCGAACATGCTATTAACGGAAATACTTGAAATGACCTCAACTACAGATCGCATAAATCAAAAAATGAAAGAGCTAGGTTTGAGTCAGGCAGATGTGATGAGAGGAACTGGTGCTGGACGCGCAACAGTTTCTGGTTGGATCAATGGCTCTAATGCGCCAAGTGCTAAATATTTGGAGTCACTTGCAAAGACATTAAAAACAACATCCTCTTGGATTCTTAATGGGAAAGAGGATTCAGATAGAAAACTTGATAATAGTGTTAGCCTAGATCTGGTTGCGACTGTAACTTATGCGCCAGTTATATCGTGGGTACAGGCAGGAGATTTTACCGACATGGAGTCGATTAGTAATTTAGCGGAGTGCGAGAAGCTACCTTTAGTTCCAGGCGCTGGTAAGAGAAGTTTTTACCTTGAAGTTAAAGGCCTGAGTAATGCGCCTTACTTTGAAGAAGGTGAGAAAATCTGCATCGACCCTGACTATCAATTATGCGATATACATACGGGTGAGATGATTGTGGTTAAGTGCAATGATACGGCCACCTTTAAGGCTTTAATTTCAGAATCTAATGGATATTATCTAAAGCCACTTAATCCAAATTGGTCTGAGCAAGTTATTCCGCTTAATGAAGACTGTGTGCTGGTCGGAAAATATGTTGGTTCGTTTAAGCCATCAAGAAAATTCAATCTATCCTAAGAAATTAATCAGCACCCAACCCGCCCACTGAGGCGGGTTTTCTTTTGCCTAAAATTAATTTATTCGAGAAACTGAACATTTTTATTCTATTTTTCGAACAATACTATTGACAATATTGTTCGGTTAAGCGAACATTAGTTCGAAGACAAAGAAAAGCCCCAACGTAGCTGGAACTACTTGAGGCATGACCCACCCTAGTGAGTGAAATTATTATGAATACAAAAGTTGATGAAGGCAAGTTGATTAGTGGAGATGAGGCTAAGAAAGCTTGGGCTAATGGAGTTGCTGTACAAGTAGATATAGGTGGCGGGGTGTTTGGCGATATCACTAGTGATGATTTATTGAGTGTTTTTGATTACGCAACAAATAAATTCCGCCTCAAGCCTCGCACCATCTTAATCAATGGAATTGAAGTGCCTGCTTGTGGTGCTGACTACAAGCCACATACATTTATGTTTGTTTTAAACA